GTGTAATCGGTATAAAACTTAACTTCTCTGATTCTGCCGCGCACATAAGTAAAGTCGATGTTTTCGGCAGGATACCATTCAACAATCGGAACATCTGATACAGCCGTGTCAAAGCTGACCTTAAAAGCACCGTCACCGACAACACATAGGTCAAGGAGCATTTGCTTTATTACACCTGCGAGTTTGTTTTCTTTCTCTATCTCCGCCCACCGTTCGGCATAAGCTGTCGTATTTTTGCTTGTAACCTCTGTACCGTTGTAGTCTGCAATCACAATATTAGCGAGTGTATCGCAAATGAGAGCGGGCAAGCCTGTGTGGATTTTTCGTATTTTCAGCCCTTTGGTACACTCGGCAGACCAAAAGCGTGTTTTGTCGCTGTCAAGCTGTGTGTAAAGCTGTGAAAGCTGTCTGCTGTTGCCCCAATACCAAATGCGGTTGGTAAAGCATTCAGTTTGATGATTGCTCGTTTCGTCAACGGTTATCGTTCTGTCGGGCGCTTTAGTGATATGTAAAAAATTTCTTAATCCTGTTCTTATTGTATCAGCCATTCTGTTTATCAGCCCCATTTATTTCACTTCCAATAATATTTTTCCAATAATATTTTTAAACGGCAGCCACGCATACTGTCCACTGTTTATACAATGGTCGTGGCCGTCCTCGGGTGTGTTGTCTTTATCCTCTCGCCAGCTGTAAATCTCAAACTCGGCAATCGTGTTTTTACAATGTTCAAGAACAAAATAACAGTCAGTGGCAAGCCAGCCAAGCACAAGGTTAATTCTGTCAATAATCTTGGTTTTCTTCCAGGCATTTGCGAAGTCATAAATGCAGCCGTGCTGTCGCTTGTACTTTTGATATTCTGTAATCGTTGCTTGGTCCGCATTATCAATAAAAGCAGTTCTCGCAAAGCCCCACTCCTCTCGGTTGCGGTCAAGAAAATCAATGAAATTTCGTACCGTATCACTCGGAGCAATCGGAGTTTGAAGTTCGGCATTGTTATACACCCTCTCGTCAAGCTGAATACACTTGCCCTTGTTTGTAATACCGAAAAAGGTCATTGCGATTGTGTCGGGTGACTTCTGCGAATATGCGGTGTCAAGTCCTGCCGTAAACTGAATAAAATGCTCGCTTTTGCGGTCGGAGTTTAAAAACCGCTTTGCCCATTCTTTTGTTTTTATGTGCCTTGCCCTCTCAAAGTTTGAGAATACAAGCCCTGTTGCCCTGCCTCGCAATCCTAAGATTTTGTTTTTATAAAGCTTTGTTCCTTTTGGAGCAGAGGCTTTTTTCTTTTCAACCTGTTCGGGTGTAAGGCTTAAATTATCGGTAAAAGAAAAGAACCAGTACCGCCAATCCGGTACAGGTTCTTCGTTAAGCTCCGCCATAATCTCGGGCGGAACATCTTTTGCGTATTTCTTAAACGGTCTTGAACGGTTTACAAATTCTTTGTAAACAGGCAAAGACGGGTCATCGGGGTTAAGTGTTGCAAGCAAATAGTCATTACGGGTTGACATCTCTCGGATAAACTCAATGTCGGCGGTGTTTATCTCATCAATATACACACAGCCGAACTGTGCACCGAGTACCATTTCCCACTTATCTCGACTGCTGTAACCGAGAATATAGATAATTTTGCCCTCAAACTTGATATGCGGCAGTTTGTAATCCTTGTCGCCGTTACCGCAGTAAATTGCGTTACGGTGCAGGTCGAGAATACCGTTATCCTGCTGAATAATCGTTTCTTCGGCTTTACCCGTTGTCTTGGCGGCAATGGCGTGTATCTTCTTTTTACTTTGCGACACCATCCGCATAAACTTTACACCGGCACCGACCGTTGTCTTTCCGGAAGCAGTAGTTAAGTACCCTCAAGAAAATCCGCACTTACATTGTTTACGCTGTTGATAAAATCTATATATTTTTGTGACAATGGGAATTTACTCAAAGGCATTTACATCACCTCCAAAAGCTCATAACCAATAGGCTTTGTTGCTCCGTGAAGATAGTTGTATATCGTCTTTTCATTTACCCCTAGCTTTTTGGCGGCTTCTGATTTAGAACCAAAAACACATTGAACTTTGCCGTTAACGATCATTTTCAGCTTCTTCTTACAACGATTTTGTGCTTTGACAATGTTGACTTTACATTCTTCTCGATAATCAGCCTTAGTTCTATATGCGTGTTCACTATTCTCTTGCGGCGTGCACCATTCAAGATTATCAACAACATTGTTTTCTTTGTTTCCGTCAATATGATTAACATATGGTTTGCCCTCAATAGGCGGAAGAAAAGCTTCTGCAACAAGTCTATGAACGTGAACAACTGTAGGTTTTTCATAGGGCACAGTACCCGTTCGTAAATTAACTCTCAGATAGCCGTTGCTTGCCTTACGCTTACTCAGAACATTACCTGAAATATTGTTGCGAACATTTCCGTAATTGCTTACCGAGTATCTTTCAAAACCCTTTAATGTAACTTTCTTGAATATCTCTTTCATAGTTGTAACCTCCAACTTATTTTGTATCTTATTCGTCAAGCCCCTCACCGCCTAACTGTCTGAACACATCAGAGAGCTTTTCGGATTGCTCAACCTTTGCGTCAACCTTGACAATGTATTCACCAGTCATTTTGTTGAGTGTATCAATCGCACGAATACGGTCTGACGGGTCCTGCTCGTCACTTCTTGCAATGTCAGAGAGAGCAACCTGTCTGTCTTTAGCACTCATAATGCGTTCATCTTTGAGCTTGTCGGATAACTCTTTGATGTATTTTGAAACTCCAACATTCTCCAACAATTCATACGCTCTTGCGTTTGCGTAATTTTCTGAATATCCTGC